GTATCGGTATCGGTATCGGTCGTGGACTCAGATGCCGCACAGGAGCTTTCGTACGTGGCGGGCTCGGTGGTGTCAGGCGTAGACTCGGATGCCGTGCAGGGATACGTCGAAATCTCAGCAGATGTGCATGGTTCGGTGGTGGACTCGGAGGCCGTACAGGCCGGCGTCCCGGTCCCGGTGCCTGTGGTCGTGGCGGTAGTGCCCGAACCAGAGCCGGCGGCAAGCTCATACACCCCGTCGCCCAAGTCAGTCAACGTAAGGCCATCGCCGATTTTCAGCGTAGCAACCGCGACGTGGTTGTCTTCGTGGTCAACAAGTGAGGAAAGGCTCATATCAGTACCTCCGGCCCTTGATACGGGCAAGGGCGAGGGGGCTGTCGAGTTTGTGCAGAATCAGGAACATGCCTATGATGTCCACAACCGCGCCCCACGTGGCCGCGGCCGCGCATACGTAGGTTCCAATTTCAACATCCGCGTACGCGTCAAGGAGGATCGTCACCGGGCGCTGAGTCCCGGCAGTGTAGACACGGCCCATGCCGCCGTCTGGAACGTCCGCGGTTGCCAAACCGATCTCGGAAACGCCGGGGTAGTCGCATTTCTTGCCGTTGGGAATCTGGTCATAATCCGTTAGACGTCCATCAAGCCACACACAACCGCCTCGCGGGATATCCTCGCCCGCGGCGTTATAGAACGGCCTGCTCTCAATCTGGGCCTGCCTAGCCTGGGGCGGGCCTTCATTCGGAGGCCGGTCTCCCTCCACATGCCGGAACACCGCGGGCAGGCGTCCGAAGTCGGTATCGTTCAAGAGGTGGAAGTTACTGGGCATATCTAGAGCGTTATGGCCAAAGGTGCAAACGGGAGTTTGGGGTACTTGTCAATCAGTTCCCACACATCGGGGTCGCCCGGTGGTAGGAGGGTTCCGTCGGCTTTGAGCCGGACAGCCTCGGAGACAGGGTCGCCGTTGTCGTCAATGACATTGATAGCCCGTTTCTTGCCTGCCTTCATGGTGCCGTCCCAATACCGTTTACCTCTGCAAAGCTCCCTATGCCGCCATGAATCGGCCCGGAACTGTATCTCGTACGTGACCCGGTAATAGCTGCCGCCGTCGATGACTTCGGGGCCAGTAATGTTGAGCATCTTGGCATAGTTCGCCGCGGCCCCGAGGAACACGTCAGAGTTGACCGCGTCCTGGTATATCAGGGCGGTGGCAATGGGGAAGGTGGCCTCGTTCCGGGTGTACACCAGGACCGCGTCGGTATAGTCCCGGCGGATGCCTGTGTAGGGCTCGCCAACGGGGTTAAGGATGGCGTCGCCTGCTTGGTCGCGGTCAATGGGCTCATTCGTCTTCGCGTTGCGCCATGATCGCTGTACAGGTTGGAGAAGCGGGCTCGTCTTGCCTGCGTACTCCACGGTTACGTCAAAGAGCAACGGCGACACCTGGAGCGCCCGGGTCCGGCAGACGATCAGCGCTGCATTCTCACTCCACGCCGCGCCGTGGGCAGGAACACCGGCGGCGCCAAGTGCGTCAGTGATGCCGGCCGCGCCGTCGAAGAGCACACTGTAGACTTCGACCGCGGTGTCCTGCCGCATCCCGGTTTGATCGGTCTCTTGTCCGCCAGAGCGGCCGGGCCATGTGAGGATTGTGTCTACGTGGGCCATATCAGGCTACGGCGTTCGCGGTTAGGTACTGGGTGATAGCGCGGGCAATTTCATCGGGCAAGCCCTTGATCTCCTTACGGAGTCGGGTTTGGTCCTTGGCCGTGGTGGCGTTCCATGCCTTAACCCATGCGGGCTCGGCAAGGCCTTGGCCTCGCGTAAGGAATCGGGCGGAGTAGGTGGCGAGTTCGGCGCCCTTAGTGGCCGCGGCGGCGCGGGCCGCGGCCGCGGCGGCGTCTGCCGGTTTCTTGCCAGCGGCATCCTTTCCGCCGGCCGCGCCAGCGGCATCGGTGCCTGCAAGCGCGGCCTTCTTAGCCCGAATCCTGTCCATGATCGCGCGCTCAGCTTCCGTCAGTTCACGCTCGGGGATTTCGAGCAAGCGGCCGAAGGTCGCGAGAAGATCCGCGTTAGCCGCTTTCAACTGAGCTTCAAGCGCGGTCTCGGCTTCGGTCTTGGCACGCTCCGATATCTTCAGGTCGCCGAACACATCGCCCATGTTGAAGTCAAACGCCTGGTAGCCGCCAGCCCCGGCTCTGGCCTGGTCTCGGTTCTCTCTGAGGGAGGCCAGGTGTTGTTCCTGCTCTTCCCCACTGTACGTGAGTTTGATTTGCCACTCGGCCAGCTTGAACGCCGTTTCCCGTTGCGCGTCTTCGTATGCCGCGGCGAGATTGTGCATAAGCACCTTCCAATTCGCGGTGAGTTGATCCGCGAAGGTGCTGGCAATCTTGGCCCAGTTGTCATAGAAATACGTGACCGCGGTGGGCAGTTGAACGGTAAAGAAGTGCGAGGCATCTTGCCATAGTTGCACAAACCCGAGCCCGAGCGCCGTGGCCCCAACCTTGCTTGTGGCCTTGATAACGTCCCATGCCCAGGTGGCGCTTTCGACCATGGCAATCCATGCCCACTTAGTCTCCTCGGCGGCGCCGAGCATGGAGAGCGCGATTTGGTCTTGGATGATGTCGTACTGGGCAGGGATGTTGGGCAACTTCGCGATAAGCCAGTCGATGACGCGGCCGAAACCTTGGCTCTCAGTGGCCATGTCGCCGATGTTGCGTTTCATGGTGATCCATGCCTGGCCCAGCCGGTCAAAGCGGCGAGAGTTGGCCATTTTGGCGTACGCTTCATCCGCCGCGCCTGCGCTCCTAGTCATGCCGTCAATGTCGGCAGTCAGGCCGCGGAGGTCCGCAGTGAGTGCGGCGATGGCTTGGGCGGCTCGGATCTCCGGTACCACCTGCATGATGGCTGAGAGGTCTTTACCCTCAAACTGCTTCAGGAGGCCAAGCACGTCCTTGCCCGCGTCCGGGAACTTCTTGAGGAGGGCCACGATTCGAGTGGTGGCCAGTTCCACGGAGTAGCCCTGGCGGGTCATGGTGGCAATCAAGGCCAGGGTATCGCCCATGCTCATATTGGCGGCCTTGGCCACGGGCGCAACCTTGCCGATGTTGCCGGCGAGCTCTCCGAAAGTCAGCTTGCCCCGCTTCACGGTCGTGAACATCAAGTCGAACACTTCCGCGGAACGGGACGCTTCCCAGCGGTAGGCGTTCAAGAGGGACGTGCCACCGTCGACGGCTGTGTTCGTGTCGGTGATGCCCCCTACTGCGGCCTTGGCACTGTCCCGGAGGAACGTGAGAGCGTGCGCGGCGGGGATGGACGCGGACAGGACGTTGTACAGGCCACTTGAGAGAGAGGTGGTGCTGTCGCCATACGCGACGGCGAGCCGAGCGACTTCCTTCCGGTAGGATGGGAGGAGTTGCTCGGTACTGGTGTCGAGCATCGTGGAGACAGTGGCAAGTTCCTTACGATAGGCCTCGGAAGCACGGGTGACGTTTAGGAACCCGCCGACAAGGAGCCGGCCGGAGAAGTACGTGGCCAAGCCCGCGCCCAGGCTGCGGAGGCCGGTATCCATGCGACGCGCGTTACGCGCTACGCCGCGGAACTTCGCGGACGTGCGGTCGCGGGCGTCTAGGATCGTGGTGAGTTTGGCAGTGGCCATGCTACAGATATCCGAGACGGGCTTTCCAGTTGGCGCGTTCGCTTTGCCAGAATCGGGCGGCCGCTAGGAAACGGGCGGGCTGGTCAAGCTGGCCGCCGGCAACGGGCGGGATGCCTTCGTAGTAGAACGCCGCGGCTTCGATGGCATCCCAGACGGTCTCCGAAACGTACAGCAGGGGACAGCAGGTGACTAGGAAGCGACCGGTTCCGGTGCAGAACTGACAGGGGAGGGGTTTTCCGTCGGAGTCGATTCCGGCGGTTCCGGAGGCGTTGCACTGGGGACACTCGACTGGGGCGGGCGCGGCAGGGGAGGGGGCGTCTCGGCATCCGGCTCCGGAGCATGTCTCGCCACAGACGCGGCCGAATGCGTGCGCGACTGCGACTCGAATTTGCCCAACAACGTTGGCCCCAGCCGATTGATGGCGCGCAGCTTGGCCAGAAACACCGGGAGGTCCGTCTCGAGACAGGTTTCGTCAAAGCGGCCCGGATCGAAGGGCCCGGCCGGCTGATGACTCCAGCCGGCGAGCTTGTCACGGAGGTACGCTTCGATCCGGTCAAGAGCCACGTCGACCGCGGCATCCTGCTCTGGCTCGGGAAGGAGCTTGATCTCGTCAAGGGTGGCCCAGATGTCGCGCAGCTCGCGAGCCTCCCTACGAGTCGAGAACCGGAAGCGCCACGTGGGACGGGTGGCCTTGGGAAGGTGATCGTGTCTGTCCAGAGTGACCGGGAAGGTTTCAGCAGGGTCAAGGGGGATGATTTCCGGGGGCATGGGCTAGGCTCCTGGAGACTAGGTGAACGTGATTTCCAGGTCGTGATTGTTGAGCACGAAGCCGACTTCATCGGTGACGATCTTCTCGCGCTCGCCTTCGTCGCCTTTGAGGAACTGGAGACCGGTGGCAACGAACGCCGCGTTCGCGGCCCCGTTGGCGGGGGTGTATGCAAAGGTGTGTTCGGTGTTGGCCGTGATGGCTCCGTGGAGGTCATTCGTGGCCACAAGCGTGGCTTCGGGATTCATCGTGCCGGTGGGCCGGCGGTTCGCGATGATGGCATTGACGTACCCGGTAGCCGCGTTCGCGGATGGACGGAGAATGATCTCGTTGCCCAGGTCGATGGTGAGTTCTTCAAGCACGGGCGCCCAGGATCCGACTGTGCAGGACGCGCTCTTGCACAGTAGCGGGGCCGTGCTGGGGAGGGTAGGAGCCAGGAGGGCCACGTCCGTGGGAGCGCCCCAGATGCCGGTGAACGTAAACTCCATCATCGCGCGCTTCGCGCTCTTGAACGTGAACTTGACGTTGCCCATCGCGCCGTACAGGAGCTTCTTGACGCCGTCCACGTAGCAGCCCAGGGTCAAGGTCTGGGTGGTGGTGCCAGCGGCCTGGGGAGGGAGTTGGTCAACGAGGTACTTCGTGGTGGAGAAGCCCAAGCCACAGGCCGGCAGAAACACGCCGGCCCAGCCGGGCTCCGCCGCGCCGCCGGTCATTTCCATGGAGAAGGAAAGCGTGCCCTTGCCGGTGTCGGTCTGGTCTGGGTTGTGTGCGAACGTCCCGGGCTGGGGACGTTCCTCTTGCTCGGTGTCAGAGACGATCTTGAGGCCTTCGACGTTGTACACGGCCTCGGTGGCTGTGAGAGCTTCCGCGGTGCCAGGCGTACCCTCGGCTTTGGCCGCGAGAAGCCGGCGGCGGACTAGGAGTGGAGCAGCTTCGGCCATGATGGGGGCTCCTATTGGCTAAAGGGATTGGCCACAAGGTGGCGGAAGTCGATGTTGACGGCGACTTGAATGAGGTCGTACGCTTCGGCCGGCTCGGGTGTGACAGGCGGGCCGATTTCGGTATCGAGGGCCAGGCCTCCCCATTGCGGCGCGGCCATGGCCGCGGCTTCGATCTTGCCGCGGAGATTGTTGAGTTCGGTGTCCACGGGCGTGGTGCAGGTGTCGTCTAGGACCGCGAAGGCCTGCACGGCGAAGGGGGCTCGCCACTGCTTCCAGCCGAAGGGGGCCTCTTGGACCTGGGGGTCGTCTTGAAACAGAACTATGAGGCCGTTCGTGAGAGGCTGGCGGAGCTTGCGCCTGGTGCGGCGGAGGCATGTACAGCCGTCGATGGCATCGAGCGTGGTGTAGAGGGCTTGCGCGATCTGCTCGTGGATCGTGTCGGCCATGGTTAACGCCTCCGGCCGGAGAGCACGAGTTCGGTTTCGATCTTCATACGGGCCGCGAAACGCTTGTGCGCGGTGGCCACAAGCTGATCGCCATAGCCGCGACCGAGGGCCTCAGAGGGACTCTGAGTCCGGACAAGTTCAAGAGGGTAACGAGCTGCGCCCTTGCGGCGGAAGACGTGGCGGTTGCCGCCTGGCTCGGCAATGAACGCGTCCGCAACGTGGGCGCGAGCACCGGTTGCACGGAAGGAAACTCCCCCGGACTTGTCTTCCCGCGCTGCGGCATGGATGGCAGAGACTCCCTTAGTCCCGGCAACCATGCCAGCGCGGAGGGCCTTGGCATTGGCCCTAGCAGGCCAGAGCCGGGGCTTGACGTGTTTCTGGGCAACGCCTAAGGCCCGGCTCGCGTCCCGCTTGATCTGCGTCTGGGCCGGCCCCATGGCGGTATTGAGTGCCCGCGCGGTAACCCGGGGCAGGGCGCGGGGGATGCCGCGGAGCCTGGCCTCATAACGGCGGAGGTCGCCAGGGTCAAGATGAATACAGGAGGCCGCCATTATCGGAGCTCTAGGTCAAGTGCGTTGGAGTCCTGGTGCAAGATACGCTCGATACCGAAATGCTCAGAATCGCCCCCTATGCGTTCGGAGAGATAGAGGGTGTCCCGGGCGGTGTTGAGGTCCGCGGCGGCAATACCCGTGGTTTCATCGTTCTTAATGAGCGCCGCGAGTGCCGGGCGGCCAGCGCCGTCAACGCCGTCCATCTGAACTACGGGCGTACGGGAAATAACGGCCTGGATCGTGCGGACCTTCTGGGGCGTACCATCATCGTCGGCCCGGTAGTAGCCGACGGCTTCGCCCCACTGTGTGAGGTGCGCGTCAACGGTGGGGGCGGTCATGCTTTTGGTTGGGCCTTGGGTTGGGCCTTGTGTTTGGGCTCGGGCTCGGGCTCGGGGGGGTCGACCCAGGGCTTGCCACACGCGAGAACAGAGTTGCGCCGTTCTCTCTCCCATGCGGGGAGAGTGAGTACGTGCGCGCCGTGGCTCTGGAGCCGGGCGATGGGAACGGGGCCAAGCTCAAGCTCAACCGCGGTCGCCTGCGTTTCGCGGGCGGCGGTTGGAGGAGCGATGGCAATGGGCGGGCCGGGGTCAAGCGCGGGCAGGGGCCACGGGCCGTGATAGATGACGACAGGCATGGGAAGTTGCTCCAATATGCAGAATGGCCGGCTTGCGGTGTTGTCAGCACGCGCGAAGCCGGCCACTAGGCACATGGGCTGTACGCGTGGACAACGAGAAGAGCCGGAGTCTAGGCCGTGGTGTCGATCTTGTAGCAGAACAAGTCGATATCGTCGGTCTGAATCTGTACGGCCGTGTTACCTCGGACGCGGAGAATCTTGGACCGGACGGTCTCGTCTCGGTAGGTTTCGACCACAGGGTAGGTGGGGGAGTCCTCGGTCCACAGAATGATCCGGCCCAGGCCGGGGGCGCGTAGAGACGCGCCCTCGCTCTCGACGGTCGCGAACACGTACACGGCCGCGGCTGGCCAGATTTGGGAGAACGCCGCGGCCTTCTTCTTGCCGCTGGTATTCTGAGGGGCCTCGGGGACGAGAACCTGCTTGCAGCCGAACAGCGCGGTGAGAAGGGCCGCGGTCATGTTCTCGCTGCCCACGCCGGGGTTCGTGTACTTGATTCGGTCGATGATCGGACCGTTGTTTTTGGCGTAACCGAAGTCCGTCCGTGGCATGAGCACGGAGAGATCCGCCTTGCTCTTGCCGGTCTTGTCCGACAGCGTGTTGAACGCGGTGGCCACATCGGCCATGATGGTGGCGTTCGCGGTGTCAGACCATGACGTGGTGACCGTGTTCGCGGTCGCGGTTGCGAGCGCGGTCTGGACGAGCACTTCGTGTCGGAGGAGGAACCGATCCCATAGCACGAGAGACATGGCCGACTCGAAGTCCAGGTACGTGGCGTATTGCTTGGCCTCTTCATCGTCCAACGGAAACTCGTAGCCCTTGTCGGAGGTCTTGTACGGGCGGCTCTCGATGTCAGCGTCCAGGCGGCTGTACCCGCCTCCGGGTGCGCGGTCGCTGTCCGCGGGCTGGAGGAGGGTCTCCTGATTGAAGATCGGGTACTCGCCGTTCTTCGTGCGGGACTTGAAAATGGGCATGACCTTGCGGGCCACGTATTTCGCGCGCGCGCTTTCCAGGTCATACTCGACCACGAGTTCGGCCAGGTCCGGGCGGAGCGTGGCAGATGTTCCTGTAACAGCCATTTGGGACTCCTATGAGGAAGGGGTGTTATGGGCTCGGGGTGGAGGAAGGGCCTACGAGGTGGCCATAAGGCCGGCGGTTTCGAACGCGGTGATGATCGCGATTTGCTTGGTCCGAATCACGGCCAGGTCGTCGCCAATGAGGTCCATCTTCGCGGCGAGTTGGGCGATGGCATCGGACGCGCTGTCCACGGCCAGCGAGTTCACGTTGACCTTCGCGGCGAGCTGGGCCACGGCGTCGGACGCGGCGTCCACGGCCAGCGAGTTGATGTTGACCTTCGCCGCGATCTGCGCCACGGCCGCGGTGATCGCGGTGTTGGCGGTCCGCTGAGTGATGGCCTGGTCGGTGAGTTCCTTGAAGTTATCGTTCGCCACGCCAACCGCGGCGTTGATCTCGCCAATCGCGGCATCGTACTCCGCCTCCTGGGCAGTGGTCATGCCGCTGCCATTGATCGCCACCATGGACGTATCAGAGACAGGGACAAGAGGGCCGACAGTATCGTCAGCCGCGCCGCCTGTGGAATCGACCAGGAGGTCGATGTTGGTAACCGCGGCAATGGTGTCGTCACCGGGGTCCACACCGCCGGAGCTGTCCGTGATGGTCGCGGCCTCGGTGATTGCCGCGATGGTGTCGTCGCCGGGGTCCGCACCGCCGGAGCTGTCCGTGATGGTCGCGGCCTCGGTAATCGCGGCGATGGTGTCGTCCGCGGGGTCCACGCCACCCGAGTTGTCCGTGATGTCGGCAAGCGTGATGGCCGCCGGGTCCGCGACGTGCGCGGCCTGCGCGAATTCGGACGGGGTTTGGAGGACTTCGATGACTTCGGTTGCCGCGGCGGCGGCCGCCATGGCCTTGCCCAAGTACAGGCCGGACGCGGTGTCGTCGATCTTGCCGTCGTCCGCGCCGTAGACGCTGGCATTGCAGGCGACCGCGCCGGCCGTCTCGATTTCGAACGTGCCGGACCGGTTCCACAGGTCAACAGCGACGATGTCGCCGATGGCCGCGGCCTCGGCTCGTGTCACGCCGATGGCCTCCTCGCCTGCGTCTGCGTAGACGATGGTTCGGGAGGTGCTGCTGCTGAGTTTGACCCGGCGGTAAGGTTCAAGCACCTCGCCGGCAATGAGAGTGACAACGCCGTTTTCGTTGTGCGCCATATCTGAGGCTCCTGTTGAGATGGTGTGAGAGAAGGGGGTCGAGAGAGCAGTGGGTTACGCCGCGGGCTGGGGGTCGCCCAGACGCTTGGTCTGGCGCTCGCCCTGGGCTTCGAGCCAGGCCTGATAGAGGTCAGGCTGCTCGATCATGGCGGCGCGGATGGCTTCGGAGCGCTTGTCGGCCGGGTTGTCTTTGACCTTGGCCGCGACCAAGGCTTCGAACGCGAGAGGCTTGTCCTCTGCGGCCTTCGCCTTGGCAGCCGCGGCGTCCTGTTCGTCGGGTGTGGGGTCCGCGTCGTCAGGGGGGGCCTTGTCCGTGTCGGTGCCTGCACCGGCGACGGCCTCGAGCCTGGCTTCCGCGTCCGCGCTCTTGGTCTGTTCCGCGGCGAGCGCTTGGGTGTGGGCCTTGGCCTGGGTATCGAGCAAGGCGATAGCGCCGTCGAACGCCGCGGCCTTGGCCTGCTCCATGGTGTGGCCAGCCGCGATGCTGGCCTGGCGTACGTCACCAAGCGCGTCGGGCAGGGCGGCCATGATTTCGGACACTCGGCCGCGTTCCGCCTGCAGAATCGCCTCGGGGGAAGCGACCGCCGGGGCGGCGTCGGAAGTCTTGTCGGTTTTGCCGAACATGCTGGTCTCCTGTGAGAGTGGGAGGGGGGTGTCGGGATCGTCTGCGAGAGCACGCGCGTACGCGACGGCCTCGGAATACGTAGCCACCGCGTCGATGAGGCCAGCGTCAAGGGCCCTGGCCGCGGAAAAGACACCGCCGGTCGCAAGCGCGTCGATTGTGCCGGCCAGCCGGGGGCGGGCGGCTACCACATGGGCCTTGAACAGGCCGGTCATATCGGTCACCATCTGCTGCACATCGGCTATCTGCTCGGGAGTGATGGTGGTACCATCGATCGCGGTGGCCTTGAGACGGCCACTAGTCACGGCGATAACGAGAAGCCCTTGGCTCTCGTACTTCTTGCTGCTGTCCACGAGCACGATGTAACATCCGATGGCTCCGGAGATGCTGGCCTGAGTCGCGAACACACACCGCGCCGGCGCGGCGAGCCAGTAGGCCGCGCTTGCGGCCATACCGTCGGCAAGGGCAATGACAGGCTTCTCGCGGTCCGCGGCGGCGATTTCGTCCGCAAGCTCCGGCACGCCATTGATGTTGCCGCCGGGGCTGCTGACGTGGAGGAGTATGGAGGCAACCTGGGGATTGTCTAGGGCCTCGTGAAGCTGAGTCCGGATGGTTTCGACCGCGGTCCCCCGGGGCTGGGAGGAGCCGTTCACCATGCTCGCGTGGCGCGCGATGACGCCGGCAATGGGTAGGACGGCCACATCGTCAACAATGGCGAGCGCGGGCTCGGTGTCCTGATCCCTTGTGGCGGTAACGGCCTGGATTTCCTCAGCGGAGAGCGTGGCGCCGGACAGGTGGCGCGTGAGTACTCCACAGAGCTGCTGGAGTGTGTTGGGCGCCATGGCCCAGACGGGATGCTCTTGCAGGAACGCTATGAGTGGGTGTGTCATGATTGTTGGGGGGCCTGGGGCTGTTGAAGGAGGCCGGCCTCGCGGAGCGCGTTCTCTTCTTCCGCAAGCTCTGCGAAAGTTGCGGCCGGGTCGCCGTTGCGAGCGCGGATGACTTCGCCTCGACTACGGAGGCGCGTCTGGATAGACAACGCGTCGGCCTGAATTTCCTTCATGGGATCGACGTGTTCCCACTGCGGCCATTGGCACTGGTGGGCGAACACGTCCGGTGTACCCTTGGGAAGGGGAAGTTCCTTGCTAGCAATGCCCCGGGTGATGTGCCGGCGGTACCACGGGCTGCACATCTTGCTTTCGAGGGCAAGCTGCCAGCCGCGGAACGAACGCTTAGCAACGTTCATGCTGGCACGGGCAGAAGAGTAGTTCGTCCGCGAGAAGTCCTTGAGGAACAGTTCAAGCGGCATCCCAACGCCAACCCCAACCATGCGGCAGACGAGCAACACGAACGGCTCGAACGTGTTGCCGGGGCGCTGGGCGTAGACGATGTCTAGGTCTTCGCCGGGCAGGAGGTCTAAAATCATGCCCGGCTCCATCGTCTGGAGTCGGTCAAACGAACGCCGGCCGTCAGCGGGAGCGGGATAGGACAGGTTCCGAGAACCGGGGAGGTCGCTATTCGGGTCCGTTTCGTCGTACACCGGCTCCCGTGTGATCTTCGCGGCCCAGTGCGCGTTGACGTGTGCCGCGAACATCTCCGCGTCGATGTATCCGTCAAGGCGATTGAACGCGCTGAGCACGGGGGCCAGGAACGGAACCCCGCGACTTTGATTGAAGCGCTTTCGAGTGGCCACGAAGAGCGCGTCCGCGGCGGGAATCCTCTGGAGATCTTCCCGCGTCTGGACATAGCCACGGTCACTCTTGACGGCAGGCTTGGGCACGTAGTAGTGAGACGCGCGGCCGGCCTTATCAAACTGCACGCCATTGACGATAGCGGTCCCCTGGGGACGTTCGCGTGGGCTGACGATTTCGTGCGCTTCGTACGTGGCGAGCCGGCCGTCTGGCTGCCAGACGTGGAGAATGTCGCCGGATGTCCAAAGGGACCGGAGGGTGAGCTTGGCTTGGTCCGTGAGAGAGAACTGGCCGCGGGCGTCAGTGTTTTCCGCGGTCTGCATCTGGAGCACGTACTGCGCGGCGAGTTCATTCCAAGCATCATCCGGGGTGATGGGCTTAAACGTGAACGTCGGCCCCACAATCTCGTCAACGGCTGTATTGAGTAAGCCGGCCAGCAGCGCGGACGTGCGATCGTGGTGGAGGCACTGCTCGCGAAGCTGGAAAAGCGTCTGCGCGTCGGTGTGTACGTCGGCGCCCCCACCGCGGCCCGTGAACGTCCGGTTACGCCGGGAGGTCTTGGCCGCGTCGTACCCATCCCCCATACTGAGAGCGTTCCGCGCGTACTGCCGGCGGAGCGCGGCCCGGGGGGCGAACACTTCGACCACGCGGTCCACGAACGTAGCGACAGGGTTAGCTTCGAGAGTCATGCGATAGGCGACCCTGAAACATCGGGGAGCCGAATGAGGGGCCGGTTGGCAACGGCCACGCCGCGCTTGTAGTAACGCTCAAGGGACTGGAGTTCGGAGATGCTGTGCGTCTTGGAACTGCGGCCGTCGGGCGCGCTGAGTTCCGCGAAACCGGTAGTGAGCGCTGTGTGGATTGCGGTCCGGACGGCATCGAGCATTTCTTGATCCGTGTAGGACATAGAGGGGGCTCGATGTGGAGGGTGTAAGACCGGTGGCGCGGGAAGGAGAGACCCGCGCCACCGGAGCGCAAGGAGACCTACCGCAACGCTCCCGACCTTAGCGGGTTGCCCCATCATTGCCCATAGCAGAAGTCCAACGGTTGGACTTTGCACCCCTACCCCTGGTGGACTTTAGGCCCCTACCCGAAAAAGCTCCCTATGCGGCGCTCGGGCGGTTCCGGCGGCTTACGGGTGTGGCGAGTGGCAGGCCCCAGGGCTTGAAACGTGTAGCGGCATCCCTCATCATCGCAACGCATCTGGCGCACGTAGACGCGCGCGGTTAGGCGCTTCGTGCCTCGCACGGTGGCGGTTGCCCCGCATTTCGGACAGGTGGTGGCCCCGGGTTGGTAGTCTACTGCGGCCATGGGTTATCCGTCTAGAAGGTTGCCCACGCGGCGGACAGGCGCCGGTTCCCCAGCGGGCGCGGGTGGGAGTTCCTGGTCAAGGTCGTCAGAGTCGCCTTCGAGGGGGACTTCAATCAGGTTGTGCGGTTGTTTCCACTGTGCTAA